CACTAATGACTTCACAGAGGGTCGTTGGAACTTAGAAAGAATAGGGGCAAACAGTTGGCACAAGTAACAATCACAGGAGTTGCAGGATTCTTAGGCTCGCACCTAGCTGACCTGTTTCTAGCCGAGGGCTGGAAGGTCAAGGGCATAGATTCCCTAGTCGGAGGATACCTGTCTAATGTTCCCGATGAAGTCGAGTTTTACCAGCATGACCTAGCTTGGGACATCGAACTCATGGAAGACGGATTCGTTGGCTCAGATTTGGTCATACACGCCGCCTGTACGGCTTATGAGGGGCTTTCAGTCTTCTCCCCCAGTCTGGTCGTGCAGAACACAGTTCAAGCCACTACAAACGCTCTGGTGGCTTCTCAGAGGCATGGCGTTCAGAAGTTTGTCTACCTGTCATCTATGGCTCGCTATGGCACACTCCCGACCCCCTATACCGAGGATATGACCCTTGCTCCGCAAGACCCCTACGGCATTGCGAAGATGGCTTCAGAACTCTTGGTCAAGAACATCTGCGAGACTCACGAGATGGACTGGGTAATTCTTGTCCCTCACAACATCATCGGGCCACGCCAGAAATACGATGACCCTTTCCGCAATGTCGCTTCGATTATGACTAACCGACTCTTGCAGGGCAAGCCACCAATCATTTATGGCGATGGAACTCAGATGAGATGCTTTAGCTTTATTGACGATGTAATCGAACCGCTCTACACCGCCTGCCTCAGTGACGATGCTGTGGGCGAGGTAATCAACATTGGCCCTGACGAGGAGTCGGTGACAATCAACGAACTTGCAGGCAGGTTACAGAAAATCCTAGGAACAGACTTCGAGCCGATTTACACCGGGGGCAGACCACAAGAAGTAAAGATTGCCCTTTGCTCTAGCGACAAAGCTAGAAGCCTCTTAGGCTATGAAACCTCTACGACCCTAGACGAGGGACTAACCGAGCTAGTCGAGTGGATTAGAGAGCGTGGAGCTAAAGACTTCGAGTACCACTTACCTATCGAGATAGCCAGCGACAAACTCCCAGATACTTGGTCAAAGAGGCTAATGTGACACTCGCAGAGATTTATGCGAGATTCTCTGCGGCAGATGGCGGTGGCGACAAGGGGACTGCTCACAGCTACATTGAAATTTATGAATCAGAGATGACCAAAACCGAGGGCATCAGCCTATTGGAGATAGGTGTTTGGCAGGGTCACTCAATAAGAATGTGGCAAGAGTATTTCGTGGACTCAGAGATTATTGGGATTGACATAACTAAGAAGCATCTTCTTTTTGCTGTCCCTGTCCTTTTGGCAGACGCCACTCAACCGATTCCACATCTTGACGGCAAGACCTTTGATTACATAATTGACGATGGCTCACACCTTCTGCATGACCAGATAAACACTTTTCGATTGCTCTGGGACAAGGTAAAAGAAGGGGGCAAATACTTCATTGAAGACATTATTGGAGATGGCGAAATGCAAGAAATCCAAGAGATGCTCTCTGGTCAAGGAATCGCCTATAAGACCTACGACAACCGCCAAGTAAAAGGGCGCTCAGATGACATCATCATTGTCGCCACTAAAGCCGTAAGCTAGAATAGGGGCAGGAGAACTCATGGCAATCACTAATGGATACGCAACCCTAAGTCAAGTAAAAGCAGCTATCGGCATTGCCGATGGATTTGACGACTCACTACTAGAGATGGCTATTGAATCAGCCTCTCGACAGATTGACTCTTACACCGAGCGTTACTTCTACAACGCTGGAACTGCTGTAAAGATTTTCGCACCGATTGACAACTATGTCTGCCCAACAGAAGACTTCATCACCCTCTCTAAGGTAGAGACTTCTGAAGACGGCGACACCTTCGATACAGAGTGGGCAAGCGATGACTGGCAGCAAGAACCTCTAAATGGTCGAGCAGGCGGTCTAGTTACTTCCTTTACTCAAATCAGAGCTGTCAAGGATTACTACTTCCCTTATGTCAATGGTGAGGCGACTGTTCGCATCACAGGAACTTGGGGCTGGTCTGCTGTCCCTATCGCAATCACTCAGGCAACTGTCATTCTTGCTTCGAGAATCTTCAAGCGTCTCGACTCACCTCTAGGCATCATCTCAGGCGAGCTTGGCTCAATGAGAATCGGCTTCCGCCTTGACCCAGATGTTCAGCACCTTATTGACCCTTACCGCAGAATTGCAATGGCGTAATGGCAAACATCACAGAACTGCGTGAGGGTATTGCAGCTAATCTTGCGACCATTCCCGGTCTAAGAACATCTGCCACAATCCCTGATAACCCAAACCCACCTATTGCCATTGTCTCTCTAAATAGAGTTCAGTATCACCAAGACTTCAAGCGTGGCATGACTGAGTATGACTTCTCGGTGCAAGTTGTTGTTGGCAGGGTAGATGAAAGAAGTGCCCAGCAAAGACTTGACGCTTACTGCTCCAGCGATGGAGAATACTCTGTCGGCGTTAGAATAGAAAGTGACCGCTCACTAGGCGGAAAGGCCTTTGACTGCATAGTGACGGAAATGACGAACTATGGCTCAGTTCTGATTTCAGATGTAACTTATCTGGCAGCTGAGTTCAATGTTCGTGTTTTAGCTAGCTAACTAATAGGAGAAAATAAATGCCAAAGCAAGTCCTGACGGATGTTGTTGTTCAGCTAAACGGAACAGCAATCTCTCAGAATGTAAACAGCGTAGAACTCACCACAACCGCTGATGCTATCGAGACCACAAGTTTCGGAGACGCCGGTTGGAGAACCTACGCAGGCGGTCTAAAGTCTGGTTCTATCACCTTGTCGCTTCACAACGACTACGCAGCAACCGCACTAGATTCAGTCATCTACAACCTTTTCAACACAGTCGCAACAGTAACCATCTTCCCTGCTGGAACCCCTGCTGGAACTAGCCGTCCGAAGTATGAGTTTGCTGCCCTTGTGGACAATGTTGCCCCGGTAAGCGGAGCAGTCGGTGACCTAGCAGTCCAGAACCTAACTTGGACAATCACTGGTGCAGTTACTCGTGGCACAACAGCCTAAATAACTAAATAGAAAGAAAGGAAACCAAGATGAGAATGCAACTTGAAGTCGAGTTCCTAGACGGAACCACAAAGGATGTCCTAGTAGTGATGTCTGACATGGTGAAGTTTGAGAGCGAATTTTCACTAAGCATTGCCAAGCTAGGGCAGGAGATGAAAGTAACTCACCTGCTCTGGCTTGCTTGGTCATCGCTAACTAGACAAAAGCTAGTCACTGCTGACTTTGACAGTTGGGTAGAGACTGTTGCGTCTATTGGTGCGACTGACCCAAAAGCATAAAAGGGCTAGGAGATAGCTCAGCTCATTGGTATTTAGTTTCGCTGGCTTATGAGTTCAAAGTAAGCCCAGCGGAGTTACTAAAGCTTGACGAGCGAATGCTCTGGACTATGGGTAGATACCTAGTCTGGCGAGGACAAGAACTCAATAAATAGAAGCCGTCCCAATCGGGGCGGTTTTCTATTAGGTAGAATTGACTAGAGGTGTGCGATGCTAAGACCAATGCTTGAGCTAAATTCGGCTGATGTAAAGCTGATGCTAAAAAAGCTAAGAAGCATCGAACCTGACGCAGTGAAGCTTTACAAAAAAGAAATCCGCACGATTGCTAAACCTGTCGCAGACGAAATACAAAGAACAATTCCTAATAGCCCACCTTTGTCGGGAATGGGGTTTACAGTTCGTAGGACTAATCCTGTAACAGGAAATACGACCTATTACATAAATGAAGGTCGTCTAAATTGGCAAGGCACTGGCAAGCATGGTCAAGGGCTACGCAACAAAGCCAAAGGCCCTATGTCTGTTTCAGTAACTAGTTCAGTTAGACCATCACGTCGAAGCCTGACAACTCCAATCGCCAAGATTATTCTTCAAAGCCCTGCTGTCTCTATGGCAGACATGGCAGGTAGAAAGAGCAATGGAAGAAGTGCTGGTCAATCAAGGACTTACACTTATCGTCTAAGAGATGGTTCAGTAGTGACTCGCAGACACCGACTATCGGGTCAGGGTCAAAAGATGATTGAAGAATTGCGCTCTAAGTATGGACAGGCTTCAAGATTCGGCTGGCCTGCCTTGGAGAAAAGGGTGGATGATGTTGCCCTGCAAATTGACAAAGTTTTACAAAAGTATTTCGACAAAGCGTTTAGGAACAAGTAATGTCACAAGTAAGAGTTGTCCTCAAGTCTGTTTGGGATGATAAGGGTCTAACTAACGCTCAAAAGGCGTTCCAAGGATTTGGAAAGTCACTTGCAGCCGTTGGTGCTGCTGCTCTTGGTTTTGTCGCTATTCAAAATGTTACTAGAGCAATCCTTGAATCTTCAAAAGCTGCAACAGAAGACGCTAAGTCGCAGGCGCTTTTAGCCGAACAACTTAGAAACACAGTCGGCGCTAATGAAGA